TGATGGTGGTTTGGTCACCGATTTTGCAAAAACTTTTTTGCACGTCTCGAAGGGTGTGCGCGCAGGTGACGCATTGGTGCTTACTGGTTGGCAGTCTGATTTATTGGATAATCTTTTTGAGCGTCGTCCTGATGGTCTCCTTCGTTACCGACGCTCACTAATTGGGCTTGCGCGTAAGAACGGCAAATCGCTTTTAGGTTCTTTGGTTGGTCTTTACAATTTGATTGAGGGTGAGCCTGGGGCTGAGGTGTATTCCGCAGCTGGTGACCGCAAACAAGCACGGGTTGTTTTTGATGAGGCAAAGTGGCAGGTGTTGCAGTCACCAGCGTTGTCGGGTGTATGCAAGGTGTATCGAGATGTGATTGAAGTTCCGTCTACGGGTGCGGTATATCGGGTGCTATCTAGCGATGCGAAACTTCAGCAGGGTTTGAACCCGTCGTGTGTGGTGTTTGACGAGTTGCACGTTCAACCCAATAGCGAGTTGTGGGATGCGTTGACGTTGGGTTCGGGTGCGCGTAAAGACCCACAGATTATTGCTATCACTACGGCTGGTTATGACAGGGATTCAATCTGTGGACAGTTATATAACTATGGCAAACAGATTATTTCTGGTCAGACTGTTGATGAACGTTTCGGGTTTTGGTGGTGGGAAGCACCAGATGGTTGTGCTGTTCATGACCGCGATGCGTGGGCGCAAGCGAATCCAAACTTGGCTGAGGGTTTGTTGGACTTGGAAGATATGGAGGTCAGCATGAACCAGACGGCTGAGGTGCCGTTTCGCAGGTACAAGTTGAACCAATGGGTCAGGCAGGAGGATTCGCCTTGGCTTCCGGCTGGTGGTTGGGAGCAATGCCAATCAGAACTACAAGTTGACGCCGACTTGCCGATGTTTGTTGGGGTTGACATGGCGTTGAAGCATGACTCGATAGCGGTGGTGTTGTGCCAACCGCAAGGGCATCGTTTGGTGGTTCGTGCGAAGATTTGGATTCCTGATGGGGCGATGACCGATATCGCAGCTGTTGAGCAATATCTGCGTGGCTTGCATCGTGAGTTCAATGTGCGTGAGTTTGCTTATGACCCTGCGTTTTTCCAGCGTTCGGCTGAGGCTTTGGCTGATGATGGTTTGCCGATGGTTGAGTTCCCGCAGTCTGCGCAACGTATGGTGCCTGCTATCGGAACTTTGTATGAGTGCATTGTGAATCAGCAGTTGGCTCATGATGGCGATCCGATGTTCACCGATCAGGTGTTGTCTGCTGTGCCACGCCAAACCGATGCTGGGCTTCGACTGTCTAAGGGTAAGTCGCGTCGCAAGATTGACGCTGCGATTGCTTTGGCTATGGCTGTGGATCGTGCGACTCGACGTGAAGACCCGCCACCTGTGCCTGGTTTCTTTGTAGTCTAGAGTCATGCTTATTTTCCTGCTAGAAGTTTTCTCAATCCTGCTCATCGCTTATGGACTATTCTTAATAGCAATTCCATTAGGGCTGATTTTTGTTGGCCTGTCAGTTCTATTGTTTACGGCTGCATTTGAACGTGGTCGGAAAGGCAAATAATGTTGTCAAGATTGTTGGGTGATGGCAACGAAAGCCGAGCAATATCTACACAGTCATTGTTTGCTTTAGGTGACGGTTTTAGTGTGACCACAAATAGTGGAACTGTGGTCACAGAAAAAGATTCGCTCAAGATTGAAGCGGTGTATGCGTGTGTGCGCATGATTTCAGATTCAATTTCAACACTTCCTGTTGACACGTTCCTTCGTTTGGATGGGACTCGTAGACCGTTCCGTCCGCGCCCAATGTGGTTGGATACACCTGAGTCTGGTGTGAGCCGTATAGAGCATTTCCAGCAGGTGTTGGTTTCGTTGATGTTGAACGGCAACTCGTTCACTCGTATCGTGCGTGACGATCAGGGGATTGCAGCTCTTGTTGTGTTGAATCCGCAGAAGGTTGAGTGTCGTCGTGACCCTGTGAACCGTCGTCCTGTGTACGTTTTTGAAAGTCGTGATGTGATTCAAGCGTCAGACATGATTCATATCACCGAACTTCGTTTGCCTGGTGACATGCGCGGTATTTCACGCATTGATTTCATGAAAGAAAACTTGGGGTTGGCTAAAGCGTTGGAGGAGTTCGCTGCACGTTTCTTCGGTCAAGGTTCATCGGCTTCCGGCATCATCGAGTTCCCTGGCAACCTGACCCGTGAGCAGGCTAAAGATTTGGTGTCAGGGTTTGAGGAAGGCCATAAGGGTTTGCGCAGGTCGCATCGTCCTGGTGTGTTGTTCGGTGGAGCGAAGTTTACGAAGACAACTGTGGATAATGATTCTGCACAGTTCTTGGAGTCACGTCGTTTCGCTGTGGAAGAAATCGCCCGTATCTTCCGTGTGCCTCCGAGCATGCTTGGGGTGACTACGCCTGGTGCGATGTCGTATGCGTCGGTGGAACAGAACGGCATCCAATATGTGACCCACACGCTGCGTCCGTACATCGAAAAGATTGAGGAAGGCTATTCACGTTTGTTGGATGGTCGTGCGTTCATGAAGTTCAATGTGGATGGGTTGTTGCGTGGTGACCAAGCGTCACGATACACATCGTTCTCAACAGGCTTGCAGTCTGGCTTCTTGTCAATCAATGACATTCATCGTCTTGAGGACATGCCTCCTGTTGATGGCGGTGACTCGTACCGTGTGCCGTTGGCGAACGTGGATATCAATGCTGCGAACTTGGCTGAGATGCAGTCGAAGGCTGAGATTGCGCAACGGTTGATTTTGGCTGGGTTTGATCCGGCTGAGGTGTTGTCTACGGTTGGGTTGCCTGCGATTGCTCATACAGGTTTGCCTTCAAGCCAGTTGCAACAAATTTCTACTGTCGCACCACTTGACCCTTCTTCTGCTTATGAGGTGAAATAATGGCTTCTCCTGCTGGTATCTACAACATCATCTGCGATCAGGGTTCGACGTTTACTCGCCAGTTGACGTGGAATGATTCGGCTGGTTCGGCAGTTAACTTAACTGGTTACACAGCTCGGATGGATGTGCGTACTTCTATTGATGCGGCTGGTGCTGCGGTGTTGTCGTTGACAACTACGAATGGTCGGATTGTTTTGGGTGGTACTGCGGGGACAATCAATTTGTCTGCTGAGGCTACTGCGACTCAGGTTGTTGAGTCTGGTAATTATGTTTATGACCTTGAGTTGGTTTCGGGTTCTACGATTACTCGTCTTGTTCAGGGTTCTTTTGTTGTGCGTGGTGAGGTGACGCGCTGATGGCTGATGATTCGGTCACAGTTCAACAAGACAAATCATCCATTGTTGTTGTTGAGAGTGATACAAGTGTTGTTGTTTCTCAGGTAAACAATCAGGTCAGTATCAATGCGTCTGTTGGTGCTAGGGGCGACACAGGTGCAACCGGTGCAACTGGTGCTACTGGTGCTACTGGTGCTACTGGTGCTACTGGCCCACAGGGTGCTACAGGCCCGCAAGGTGTAACTGGTGCTACTGGCGCAACTGGTGCTACCGGTGCGCAAGGTGCTACGGGTGCTACGGGTGTTCAAGGCCCTCAAGGTGATATCGGGCCTCAGGGTGCTACTGGCCCACAGGGTGCTACTGGTGCTACTGGCGCTCAAGGTGACATCGGCCCACAAGGGCCTACAGGCCCACAGGGTGCTACGGGTGCTACTGGCCCTCAAGGTGCTACTGGTGCTACAGGCGCTCAAGGCGCGACTGGCGCTCAAGGTGACATCGGCCCACAAGGGGCTACAGGCCCACAGGGCGCTACTGGTGCTGACTCGACGGTGCCAGGGCCTACAGGCCCACAAGGGGCTACAGGCCCACAAGGCGCGACTGGTGCTACGGGTGCTGACTCAACTGTGCCAGGGCCTACAGGCCCACAAGGGGCTACAGGCCCACAAGGGGCTACAGGCGCTCAAGGCGCGACTGGCGCTGACTCGACGGTGCCAGGGCCTACAGGCCCACAAGGAGCTGTTGGGCCACAAGGAGACATAGGCCCAGCTGGTGCAACTGGTGCAACTGGTGCGCAGGGCGCAACGGGTGCAACGGGTGCAACTGGTGCAACGGGTGCTACTGGTGGTTGGAATACTTCGCAAACTTTGCGTTCAATTACGGCTTCAACCGACACACCTACCAGTTCAGATTTAGGGAAGTTGCTCACCATTGACACAACATCTGGTGCTGTCACGGTAACTATTAACAGTTCTTTGGGTTTGGCTGCTGGTGAACGAGTTGATTTTATGTGGGTTAATGCTGCAACTAGCGTCACATTTAGCGCATCGAGTGTGACATTGAATGGCACTCCTGGCTTAAAACTTCGTGCAAGGTATTCGGCTGCGACTTTAGTTTGTACTGCATCGAATACTTATGTTCTTGTGGGTGATTTGAGTGCCTAGTTTTAATCTTGGGTATGTTGCTTCGTCTGTTGTTTCTTCGGTGGCGTTGTCTGTTGAGTATCTTGTTGTTGCTGGTGCTGGTGGTGGTGGATTTGCTTGTGGTGCTGGTGGTGGTGCTGGTGGGTACCGTTCATCTGTTTCTGGTGAGTCATCTGGTGGTGGTGCGTCTGCTGAGTCTGCGCTTTCGCTTTTCACATTAACTTCTTACACGGTCACGGTTGGTGCTGGTGGTGCTGGTGCTGCAAGTCTTGCTAGTGGTTCTGATGGCAGTAACTCTGTGTTTTCTACGGTTACTTCAACGGCTGGTGGTGGTGGTGGTAGGAACGGTGGTTCGCCTGGAAGCAACGGTAGAAGTGGTGGTTCTGGTGGTGGTGGTGGTGGTGTACCACTTCCTGGCACTGTTGGTGTTGGTGGTGCTGGTACAGCCAATCAAGGTTATGCAGGTGGTGACGGATATGGTGCTTCTGGTGTTGGTAATCGTGCTGGTGGTGGTGCTGGTGGTGCTTCAGCCGTAGGAACGAAACCGACTGTAACTGTTGGTGGTAATGGTGGTGACGGTGTTTCGTCATCGGTCACAGGTTCAGCAATATTTCGTTCAGGTGGTGGTGGTGGTGGTATAGACAAACGGCTTTATACAGGTTCGGCTGGTACAGGTGGAAATGGTGGTGGTGCTAATGCTTCATCTACTGGTGGGGCAGGTTCAGCAGGAACGGTGAATACAGGTGGTGGTGGTTCTGGTGGGGGCAACACATCTATAGGTTCGCCTGGTTCTGGTGGTGCTGGTGGGTCTGGAGTTGTGATTCTGAAATATCCTGACTCTGCAACAATCACTATCGGTGCAGGTTTAACAGGAACAACTGCTTCACCTTCAGGTGGTTTCACGGTAACAACGATTACTGCTGGCACAGGAAATGTGAGTTGGGCGTAATGGCACACTACGCATTTCTTGACGAAAACAATATCGTGACCGAAGTGATTGTTGGTATTGATGAAACGGAACTGATTGAAGGTTTGCCAACAGAGGAATGGTACGCAAACTTCAGGGGTCAGCCTTGTGTTCGCACTTCATACAACGGCAACATTCGTGGAAAATATGCTGGTATCGGTGACTTTTATGATGCCACAACAGATATGTTTTATCCTGCCGACTGGACACTTGTTGATGGTGTTTGGCAAGCCCCACCAGTCGAAACAACAGAGGAGATTGTTTATGAATGAAAACCCCAATGGTGCGTTCCCTAACTATGTTGAGGAACAAACAGAAACACGTCAGCAGTACATTGACAGGATTTTTGGTCAATGGTTGGAATGGGCTGAGGGTGCTGGTTCGCGTGGTTTGGTTAAACTTCCGTAATGGCTTTTGATGTTCAAGCATTTTCATTGGGAACGGCTGCTTCGCTGATTGCTCATGCGACGTTTAACCCGATGAGGGTTTTGGTTCACAATCACGAACACGCAAACAATCATGATATTTATATTGGTGGTTCTGCTGTAACTGTTTCTACTGGTTTGCATATTAACGAGACTGAAACTGTGGAAATCTTTATTGCTGCTGGCGATATGTTGTGGGCTTGTGCAAACACTTCTGATGTTCAATGCCGTGTATTTAGGGCGGTTCTGTAATGCCATATTTTATTTCTGATAAGAACGCTGATTGCGCGGGTTGGGCTGTGGAAAAGGAAGACGGCGAAGTCATTGGCTGTCACCAAACGAAGCAGGATGCGGTTGACCAGATGGTCGCTGTGTCGATTGCTGAGGAGATGGAACCTGGTGGTGAGCGGGCGTTGCCAGAGAACTATCGTCCGGCGTTGGCTGAGGATGTTCCTGAAGGCCGTGCGTGTGGGAACTGTGCGTTCTATGACGAATCCCGTCAGAACGCTGAGGGGACTAAAGCGTGGTGTGAACGTTGGGATGATTATGTTGACGGCGGGTTCTATTGCAACGCTTGGCAACCTAAAGAAGTTGAAGACGAAGATGACATTGAAGACATCGAGGACGACATCGAGGATGAATATCGTCAGGTCAATCTTGATTTACCTGAATACATCAAATCGGCTGCGCGTAAAGGTTTAACCTATTACGGTCAGAAGCTCGCTGGTGGTGGCATCGTTGCGTCAACAGTTCGTGAGGCTCGCGAAATGGTTGCAGGTCAAATTACCGAGGACAAGGTGATTCGTGCAAACGCTTGGGCTGCACGTCACATGGTCGACTTGGATGCACCAAAGAACTCGAACGCTAACGATGATGAGTTCCCTGGTGCTGGTGCTGTCGCGTTCTATCTCTGGGGCATCAACCCACTTGACCCTCAACCTGCGATGGATTGGTTCGCATCAAAGTCTGAGGCCATCAAAGAAGAAGCGGATGCTGACCGTTCGTTTGCGTTTCATCGCAAGAGTGAACCCAACTTTGGTAATGTTTCAGGTATGAGTGAACAGGTAGAGACAAGACGCATCACATTCAACCAGTTTGAACTTCGTGCAGCTGCATCAGGTGACGGGATGACGTTCTCTGGTTATGCTGCGGTATTCAACTCTGACTCTGAACCACTCCCGTTCATTGAGCGCATTATGCCTGGAGCGTTCGCTAAGTCGTTGAAGTCGCGCAACAATATCCGTATGTATATGAACCATGACTCATCAATGTTGTTGGGTACAACGAAGGCGAAAACGGTTCGTTTGTCTGAGGATTCTAAAGGCCTGTTCGTGGATGCTGACCTGCCTGACACTTCCGTTGGGCGTGACCTGTCGGTACTCATGCAACGTGGTGATGTGGATTCGATGTCGTTCGGGTTTACCGTTCCTCAAGGTGGTGACCGTTGGTCTGATGATGGTGCGCGACGTGAACTGAAGCAGATTCGTTTGTATGAGGTTTCGGTGGTGACAGGGTTCCCAGCGTATGCAGCGACATCTGCACAGGTTCGTTCGTTTGATGCGTTGGCTACTCGCACCGGTATTGATGCCGATCAGCTCGCTGTCGCGATAACAGCGTTGGAATCAGGTCAGACTCTTGACCCGAATCATGCTGCGTTGTTGCGTGAAACTGTTGCGAAACTTGAACCAGCACCTGAGTCTGCTCCTGCGAGCGTTGGTGTGTTGGCGAAGCATCTTGAATTGTTGAAGAACTTCTAGTACTCTTTTAGTACTGCGTCGAATGAGCGGAGCCGCCTTCGATGTTGCTGTGTACGGAGCCGTACCAGGTTTAAGTTAAATCCCTGCGTATCCAAACACTCAACATCATCCCTACGGGGAGAAGGAAACACTCATGAAAGAATATATTGACCGTCAGGTTGAGATTCGCAATCGTGCATGGAATGAAGCCAAGGCAATCTTGGATCAGGCCACCGCAGAGAAGCGTGACCTCTCAGCAGAAGAAACCCAAACCTACGAGCGAATCTCGAAGGAATTGGATGAGCGTGCACAGACCATCTCGAAGCTTCGTGAAGACGAAGCTCGTGAATTGCGTATGGACTCAGCAACCCGTGAAATCGCCGACCAGGTTCGTCCTGTTGCCGGTGCACCAGTAAACGATGACATCACAAGTCTTCGTTCATTGTTCACAGGTGAGAAGCGCAGCCATTCATTTGAGAAGCGTGACATCTTGAAGTCAAGCACAGGTTCACCAGTTCCAACATCGTTCTACGATCAAGTAATCATGCGTGCACGTTTGACCGCACCAGTACTTGAGACTTCAACTGTGTTGAACACCACAGGTGGCGAAAACCTTCAAATCCCATCGTTGTCGACCTACTCGGTTGGAACGGTAACTGGCGAAGGTTCAGCAATCGGAGAATCCGATCCTGTATTCAACTCGTTCATCACCTTGTCAGCATTCAAGTTCAGCTTCATCACGCAGGTTTCAACCGAACTGCTTGAAGACTCTGGCGTTGACATGTTGTCATTCTTGGGTGACCAGGTTGGTAACGCACTCGGATTCGCAGTTGGTTCAGCATTGACTGTTGGTTCTGGTACGGACACCGCAAACGGAATCGTCACCGCGTCAAGCGTTGGTGGTACCGCAGGCACCGCAACAGCGTTCACCGCAGACAACCTCATCGACCTTGTTTACAGCCTTGATGGTGCAGCTCGTCTGCTCCCAGGTTGTGGATTCATGATGAACGGCAAGTCAATCGGTCAGGTTCGAAAGCTGAAAGACACCGCGGGGAACTTCGTTTTCGCGCCAAGTTTGTCAGCTGACGCACGTGACATGTTGCTTGGTAAGCCAATCTACGAAAACCCTTCAATGGTTGACGTAGCATCTGGCACCAAGTCGGTCATCTTCGGTCACCTACCTTCGTACTTCGTACGCACGGTGGGCGGATTGCGACTTGATCGTTCGGACGATTATGCCTTCAACCAAGGCTTAATCAGTTTCCGTGCATCATTTAGGTGCGACGGAGATTTGCCACAAACTTCACATATCAAGCATTTATTGCAACCATAAGTTGAAGGTAGTGCAACCGATAGCAATGTCGGTGTAAGTTTGAGGGTAGGCCAAACACGCAGGGTGGCCTACCCTCATTTCTTTTTTATACCCTGCGACCTGCGAAGGAGAGAATGGTGGGAAAGAATGCTGGTAATAATCAAAAACACTCCGGTCGAGTTACCAGAGCTGGAGGCAGAGATATTGCTCCGGTGGGGAGTAGCCAACTTGCCAGAGCAAGCAGACCTTCCAATTCCGAATCGTTACGAATCCTCTGGTACTCGAACGCCCCGTTCGCGCCAACTGGTTACGGAACCCAAACAGCGCAAGTCGTCCAAAGGCTCATCAAACAAAAACACGAAGTAGCGATTCATGCGATGTACGGCATCGAGGGTATGGCTTCGATGTGGAATGGGATAAAACTTTATCCGCGTGGAATGTCACCATATTCCGATGATGTGCTTGTTGCGCATTGGATGGATTGGGCTAACGGTAATCGTGATATTCCTGCGATGTTGATGACGTTGTTTGATGTGTGGGTATTGAAGTCACCATCATTGGATCAGGTACCGAACATTGCTTCGTGGGTTCCTATCGATCATGCGCCTTGCCCGCCTGCTGTGGTTGAGTGGTGTAAGCGTCCGAATGTGAAACCGATTGCTATGTCTAAGTTTGGTTTGGATATGTTGCAGAATGCTGGGGTGGATGCGTTGTATGCGCCTCATGCGTTTGAGGATGTGTTTGTTCCTACACCGAAGTTGAATAACAGTCGTGGTGAGTTCACCGGTAGGGAGTTGATGGAGGTGGATGAGGACAGGTTTGTGGTCATGATGAATGCTGCGAACAAAGGTCAGAATCCTTCACGGAAATCTTTTGGTGAGAACATTTTGGCGTTCGCTATTTTCGCTCAAGACCGTCCTGATGCTTTGCTGTATCTGCACACGGAACGTGATGGTGCGATGGGTGGTATCAACCTTGTTCATTTGTTGGAGGCGTGTGGTGTGAAGCCTGAGCAGTACAAGATTGTTGACCCGTATGCGTATCGGACTGGTTTCCCTCAGCAAGCGTTGGCTGCGTTGTACACCGCTTCGGATGTGCTGTTGGCTTGCTCGATGGGTGAGGGTTTCGGTATCCCTGTTATCGAGGCGCAAGCCTGCGGTACACGGGTCATCGTTTCTGATTACACGGCACAACCTGAGTTGGTTGGGGTTGGGTCAGCTGTGGCGATTCAGCCGTTCTGGGATAGCCATCAGAAGTCTTGGTTCTGCACCCCACAGGTGCCATCAATCGTAGAGGCTCTGATTGAGGCCTACGAAGCCCCCAGAGGCGTGTCAGACGAGGCTGTGGCCTTTGCTGACCAATACAGGGCAGACAAGGTGTATGACGCTTACTGGAAGCCAATCATGAAGGAGTTGTCGGAATGGTGCCAGTCATCATCGTCCCCGTCCTAAACAGGTATGACCTTTTAGAGCGTTGTTTGCAATCCATCGATTATGACGTGGAGACACTCATCGTCATTGACAACGGCGGGCAGTCAACACTTCACGACTGGCCTTGGGTCATTGACCGTCGCCATGTCAAGAACTATCACGTCTGGTCAATGCCAACGAACCTTGGTGTCGCGCCATCGTGGAACTTAGGCATCAAAGCAACGCCTCACGCTGACGGTTGGATACTGCTCAACTCCGATGCGTACTTTGAGCCTGGACAGTTAGAAGTTTTCTACAAGGATTGCCAGCCTGATTCGGTGACGTTGACTGAGGCTCAGCCTGGTTGGTGTTGTGCGTGGGTTGGGTCTGAGGTGGTGGCAAAGGTTGGGTTGTTTTCGGAATGTTATGTTCCCGCATATTTTGAGGACAACGATTTTGAGGAACGTGCGAAGCGGGTGAATATCCCGTTCTGGACTTCTGATGCTCGAATCCGTCACGACAATTCTTCAACGATTAACTCGGCACCAGAGTTAGGGGAACGCAACGCTAAGAGCTTCGCATCGAATGCTGCGCTTCATGCGATGCGATGGCAGTCAGGTTTGCCTGATGCGGGTCATTGGGATTTAACAAGGAGAAGGGATTTGGGATGGGACTAAGAGAATACGACCCGATGGATGATTATGAGAATCTTCACGAAGGCGAAACGATTTATGTTCTTGGCTCAGGTGCAACACTCGACTATCTGACACCAGACTTCTTTGACGACAAGCTGACGATTGCAGTCAACTTTGTTGGCTCGGTGTTCGGGTTGAAGGGTTACTACTGTTTCAGCCATTATCACGAAGACTCAAAGCATGAAGCCATGCAGGATGAGTGCATCGCAGTCTTCACCCCGTTGAAAGAACATGGGACTGATGCAGAGTTCCAAGGGTTCATGCCAAAGATTGTGACGTTCGGTACGCGCACCGGCAGACCAGGTACGTCGTTCAACCCACATGACAAGGATTGGCCTGTTGAGTGTGACCAGTTGACTATTGGGTCTTCGAGCATTCATGGGGCGATGCACTTGGCGGCTTATATGGGGGCGAAGTTCATTGTGTTGGTTGGGGCTGATTGTGGTCAGTTGGGTGGTAAGGACAGGGTTGATGGTTATGTTGCTGGCGATACGCATTGGGCTTTGTATGAGCAACATCTTCGGGACATGAAGCAACGGTTGTGGGATGTGTATTCGTGTCAGGTGTATTCGTTGAATCCGTTTGTGAACTACAGCCTTGAGGGTGTGCAGTATCGGGGTACTGCGTCAATCAACTAGAATCAGGACACCATGACGATTAACCAAGGCTACGCCACACGCAATCAGGTTAAGGCAGCTCTACGCATCGGGGTTGGCGACACCCTTGATGATGATTTGATTGACAACTGTGTTGGTGCAGCGTCGCGTTTGATTGATGGTTATTGCAACCGTCGTTTCTGGCAGACAGGCACAGCAGAAGCACGGGTCTATCAGGCTGAGGATTCGTTCTACTGTTCCATTGACGATATTGCTGGGACAGCGTTGACGTTGAAAACTTCTACTCAGGCTGACGGAACTTTTGATTTGCAATGGAGTCGTTCGGATTACCAGTTGGAACCGTTGAACGGAAACCTTGACGGGTTGACGTGGAGTTACGACAAGATTCGTGCTGTTGGCGATTATCTGTTCCCAACAGTTAACGCAAATTATGGTGAGCAGGCTTTGGTTCAGGTGACCGCTGTGTTCGGTTGGCCTTCGGTGCCGGAGCCAGTAACACAGGCAACGATCATTCAGGCTTCACGCATCTTCAAACGCTACGACTCGCCTCTTGGTGTGGCTGGGTTTGGTGACTTGGGTGCTATTCGTGTATCTCGATTCCTTGACCCTGATATGGCTCAGTTGGTTGAACCGTATCGTCGTATGCGGATTTTTGCGTGAGTTACTCTGTCACCGATATCAAAACTGGTATCGCTAACGCTTTGACCACGATTCAGGGTTTGCGGGCTTACGCCCAGCAACCTGACAATGTGAACGCCCCGTTCGCTTGGCCTATGTTGGAATCAATTACCTACAACGGGGCTATGCGTGGCGGGTTGGTGACCCACATTTTCAATGTGTCTGTGGTTGTGGGTAGGTCTGCGGAGCGTTCCGCTCAGACGGCTTTGGATGGGTTTCTGTCGTATGACGGCACAACTTCGGTTCGTGCCGCGTTGGAAGCTGACCGCACTTTGGATGGGGTGGTGCAGAATTTGTTGGTTGAGTCTGCGTCGAATATCTCTACGATGGATGGCAACGATGCAACCTATTTGATGGTTGACTTCCGTGTGGTGGTGTACGCTTAGTTGATACGCATTCCTGCGAGCGTGTATAGTTTCATTAGTAAATCTTCGAGTGCCGGAAGGCAGGAGTCACAAACATGGCAAAGCAAGTTCTTACAAACGTGGCGGTTACCTTCGGTACAGCGAACACGGACATCACTTCTTATGTTGCATCGGTAACGCTCAACCTGTCCAAGGCTGAGGTTGCTACAACTAGTTTCGGTTCGTCTGGTGCGACAACTCGCATCGCAGGCCTTCAAGACAACTCGATCACACTTGAGTTGCATCAGGATTACCCAACGATTGAGAAATTGTTCTTTGATGCTTGGAACGGTGGGACTGCTGTGCCTGTCACGGTGAAGCCAAACGGTACTGGTGCTGCTTCAAGCACAAACCCTTCGTTTGCGTTCAATGTGCTTCCTTTGACTTGGACACCTGTTGCTGGTGCTGTTGGCGATTTGGCAACTGCTTCAGTTACCTACCCAATCGATGGTGCTGTAACTAAGACTGGTACTGGCGCGTAAGTTTTCTAAGTAACCCTTAACCCTGCGGAGGACAAATGAAAATAGCGTTAGAAGTAACGTCATCGTTAGATCAATCAAAGCGCACCATCATTGCTGCGTTCCCAGACTTCATCGCCTTTGAACAGAAGTTCAGTAAAAGCGTTGCGAAGTTTGAGGCTGAACTGACGCTCACCGATTTAGGTTTCTTGGCTTGGCATTCTGAGCATCGCACGAAACGTACTGGTTTAGATTTTGATTCGTGGATTAACGAGATTGAAGCATTGGAGTTGGGTAACCAAGCTGACGCTGTGATTGTCCCTTTGGAGATCAGTCAGCCCATTGGATGATCGCGTACCTGTCTGTTGAGACAGGTATTGCGCCTTCGGTGTTGCTGGCAGAAGACCCTCGAATGTTGTTCACGATGTTTGCTTATTTGCGTTGGAGAGCAATTCATCTAAACAAGTAGTCTGTTGGTATGGCGGTTTTCGGTAGAGCAGGTCAGGCCACTATTACTGGTGGCAATGATGCGATTCAGATACAAGGTATCTTCGAGTTTCTGCGCGACGCTTCAAAGGCTGACAAACGCTTTGACGTGGAGATGCGTAAATCCGCTCAGGTAGTTGCACAGTTGTTGGTGGATAAAGCCAAGGTTGAGGCTGGGAGTGTGACCCGTAATCGTCAGGCTGTTGAGGTGATGAAGGGTATGCGGGCTAGGAGTGACCGTATCCCTACGGTGAAGTTGGATCATAAGTCTGGTTTTGTTTCGGCATCTAATCCCAACCGCAAACGCAAACGGAAGGTCACCAGAGGTGACGTGTTCTTTGGTGCTGAGTTTGGTGGTGGGGCGCGACCTAGGACTAAGCAGTTCCTCCGGCATCGTGGGCGTTCGGCTTATTTCTTTTGGCCTACTGTCCGCAAGGAAAAGAACAACATTGCCACACAGTATTTGGACGCTATTCAAAGGGTTTTGAACACCTTAAAAGATTCTTGACTTTGGCTGAGTTTCCTGTACCCTCTAGGTAGGAGGGGTTATGGCTGTTTTGTTTAAGAATGTGAAGTCAATATATCCGAAGCCGTTAACTTCGTGTTGGGACGAGTTGAGGGGTTTGTTGGCGTTCCATGAGGAGAACGCTGAGAAGGCTTCTGGTGCGTTGTGGTCACCGGTTGAGTATGACTTGGGTACGACTCGCGGTAACCGTAATGTCAGGTTCGTTGAAGCCCTTGTGATTGACATGGACGGTGAAGCGTTTGACAATGCTCGACTGGATGGGTTGGAATGGTTTGCTTATTCGACGTATTCGCATCGTCTAGATGATCCTCACTATCACCTTGTTTTGCCGTTGGCTGAGCGTGTGCCTGCGTCGTTGTGGCGGGTGGTGTGGGCTGAGCTGCATGACCGTATCGGTTTGGTTGGTGACCCACAAACTAAAGACCCTGCCCGTATTTTCTATCTGCCTCAACATGCACCGGATCAGCCGTTTGAGTTCCATGAGGGTCATGGCGAGTTGTTGGATTCTTCGTTCACACTCGATGTTCAGGTTGCTTCTAATCCTGTGTCACCACGCGTAAAGCAAGCACGTCAGCCTCGTGCGCGTCGTGCTGGTGCAGAGGTGTTGGATGAGGCTTGGTGGAATGCGCCTGTAGATATTTCTAGGTGGGATGGCCTCACAGGTAAGGCTTTATATTCTGCGATGCTCGATGAGTTTGTTGCCTTGCGGAATGGGTTGTCTGTTATTGAGTAGAATCGTCGCATGGCTGGTGAGCGCACGTTCGTTGTTAAATTCATTTCCGATACTGCCGCAGCCAAAGCGGGCTTAAAACTTTTATCTGGTGACATCAAAAGTTTCGGTAAAGAGGTTTCTAAAACCTCACCTCTGTTCTCTGCTGTTGCGATTGGTGCTACCGCAGCGTTTGGTGCTGTTGCTGTTGGGTTGACCAAAGCCGTTAAGGCTGCGATGGAAGACCAGAAGTCACAAGTTGAGTTGCAGCGTCAGTTGGAGAAAACCTTTGGTGCTAATGAGGCGTTGACTCAATCCGCTGAACGGTATGTGTCGGTGACTCAGTTGCGTACCGGAACGTCGGACACAGAGCTTCGTTCGTCGCTGGGTTTGTTGGTTCGTGCCACAGGTGACCTCACTCAAGCGCAATCGTTGCTAAATACTGCCCAAGACATATCAGCATCCACAGGTAAAGACTTAAGCAGCGTCAGCATCGCATTGGCTCGTGCGAGCCAGGGTCAGTTCACCGCGCTATCAAAACTCGGTATCCCACTTGATGATGCGACGAAGAAGTCTAAAGATTTTGACAAGGTGCTTGGCCTGTTGAATGACCAGTTCGGCGGTGCAGCGGAAGCTGCTGCGAACACCTTCGGCGGACAGTTGAAGATTCTTCAAGGACAGTTCGGTGAAATTGTTGAATCAATCGGTGCAGCATTACTCCCCTACCTGCAAAGGTTCTCAGAGTTTTTGGTAGACAATGTTGCTCCAGCCGTTCAACGCATCGTGACCGTGATGGGTGAAAAGGGTTTGGTCGGTGCGTTTCAACAGTTGATTTTTGAGTCTGGCAGCGCTGGCCCGAAAGTTATCTCAGTTTTCAAAGCAATCACGTTGGGTGCTGCTGAAGCAGTCAATCTTTTAGCGAAGGCTTACTTTGTTACAAGCGCAACATTCAAACTGACAACCCGTGACTTCATTGGTGCAGCGAAAGATTTCTACAAGTCAACACAAAACTTCGTTGATGTTGGCTCAATATCAAAACAGTTTGACGCTGTTGCCAAAGGCATTGACAACTATGCGGTTCGTGGTATCCCCTCAGCGATTCGAGCCCAACAAAACCTCAAGGGTTCAGTTGAGGAACTGGCTGATGACACTTCGGGTTTGGGTAAGGTTAAGAAGGTATTGAAAACTGTCACCGAAAAGTTGGATGATTACAACAAGAGTCTTGGTGTGTCTGAGCGTTTACAGGACAGGTTGAAGAAGGCCAGCAAGTCTGAGGAGAAGTCGTTGTCTTCGTTGACTGATGCTAATGACAGGTTGGCTGATGCTAAGGCTAAGTTGGCTCAGATTGAGCGTGGGTTTGGTGCTGGTTCGCCGGAGGCTTTGGCTGCGCAGAAGGAGTTGGATAGGGCGCAGAGGGCGCAGGAGCGTGCGACGTTTGCTGTTGAGGAGGCTATTTATTCGGTGGCTGATGCTGAGAAGAATTTGGCTGATGTTCGTAAAGACCCTGAGTCTTCACCTATGGATGTTCGTCGCGCAGAGTTGAATTTGGCTGAGGCGAAGTTGAGTGTTGCTGATGCTACTGATTCTCAGATTGAGTCGGTTAGGGAGTTGAATGACCAGCAGAAGTTGTTGAATGAAACTGTGTTTGGTGCAACGGTTGGTTCGATTCTTTACGATGAGGCGTTGAAGAATCTTACTGATGCAACTACTGAGCAGGCATCAGCGTTTGAGGCTTGGGAGGATGCGGTCACTAGCACGAAGGAAGCTCAAGATGAGTTCAATAAGTCGTTGCAGGCGACAGCTGATTTGATTTTGAAGTATCCGAAGGTGTTGGGTGGGATGCCTAACCCGATGGCTGGGATGGTGGGTCAGCCGGCTGCGACGGCTGGGGTGGGGGCGTTCTCTACTCGTTCTGGGGATACGTATGCGATTAATATCAATGCTGCGATTGCGGAGCAGGGTTTGCCTGCGAAGGTGGTTGAGGCGTTGCAACAGTACAACCGTTCTGTGGGCAAGATTCCTGTGACGACTAAGTAGGGGTTGGAATGTCTGTCACGATTCCTAACTGTGGCACCTATACGGTGGAGATGGATTATGGTGCGTCTACGAATGCGTTCGTCTTGGATAACGCTGTGTCTGGTGTTCTTGACCAAACGGTGTATGTGTTGGAAGGTAGCACCGACTGGCAGGATGTGACTTCTTATGTGAAGCAGGTGTCGATCAATCGTGGCAGGCAGAACAAGTTCCGTGACCAGACAGGTCAGCCTTCGACTGCGGTGTTGCAGATTGAGGATTTGGATTACAAGTTCAGTCTGGTCAATGAGGGTTCACCTTATTGGAATACGGCTAAGGGGCGGTTGGGGTTTGAGTTGAACTCTGGTGTTCGGATCAGCCGTAACGGAACGTATTTGTTTACTGGCATCATCACCCAATATGACCAGAAGATTGAGAACCCCAGCAGGTCACTTGTGACCGTCAACTGTTCTGATGAGCTGTTCAGGTTAAACAACACGAAGGTTGCTGCGGGGGCTGTAACACCGGAACGCTCCGATGAACGTATTGAAAAGGTGTTGACTTCTGTTGGTGCGTTCAGTCGTCCAGGCCAACGTGTGCTGGAGACTGGTATCGCCAACCTTGGTTCAGCCCCGATTGACGCTTCGTCTTCGGTGCTGGAGTATTTGATGCGTGTTCACACTTCTGAGCAGGGTCGTATTTGGGTTGACGGTGCAGGGAACTTCCATTTCGATAGACGGCTTGTAGGCGATTTGGAGGAGATTGATGGCTATCTGTCTGATGTTGCTGGTACCGCTATCCCTTACACGACGTTTGACATTGTGAGCAACTGACATGTCATTCGGCTCATTTTCTTGGCAAGTTGACCTGACGCTTTTCGGCGCACAACTTGAAGCAGAACTAGCGGACTATTTTGCTAAAGAAAACTCGTCACGCCCAAACGACTTCACCCCAACCAACCCGTCAGTAATTAACACGGTTAACGTCGCTATCGCGCCACCAATCCCAACAGCAGGCAACCTACAACCAACCATTGAATACGCTCAAGGTGTAGTTGCTGAATCGGTTGCCGAGTTCGGTGTCCAAGAAACACCGCTCGTGGTGACCCTCCTAGAAACCTTGGATGATGCTGGTGATTTGGCAGGTTTCTTAACACGTCCAGCACCAGCGTTCTGGTTCGGCAACATTCAAGTCATTATGAATGGCCTGACGGACGCGCAACGCACCACAATTAACAGTCTCGATATCGGGTCGCAGGTTTCGGTCACTAAATCGTTCCCGAACTCGACCCCTTCAACGGTGACACAGCTCATGGCTTTGGAAGGCATCTCCCATGACATCACCCCAGATCGCCACATCGTCACCCTGTACCCTAACCCTGCCCGCATCTACACCTTGTTTATTTTGAACACCGACAAGTTGAACGATGTCACGAAGGGCTTGGGCTAGACTCAACAGTTATGGCAGTTAGACCTACTTTCACTCCTGGTGATACTCTCACCGCAACCGCGATGTCAGCGTTGTCAAACAGTTTGATTACTGTTAACGCTCAGACTGGTACGGCTTACACACCTGGCACCGCTCAGGTAGGCCAGTTGACGACGTTGAATAATGCAGCAGCACAAACGATTACCATCCCTGCGAACGCTACAACGGCGTTCGCTATCGGTGACCAACTTAACTTCATGTTGCTTGGTACCGGTACCGCAACTTTTGCTGCGGGTGGTACAGCTGTGATTCGATCCGCTGGTAGCAAACTTAAACTCACAACCCAATACGCTGTTTGTACTGTTCTCAAGTGGGATACCGACGCTTGGGTAATGGTTGGCAACGTAAGCGCATAACACCATGCAAATCTTGGCTGGAGTGGGTGGGGGTGGTGTCCCGTTGGAGTTTATGGCTGTTGGGGCTGGTGGCGGTGGAGCGGCTGGATTTAACAACGGGGTGAATAGTTCAAACTCACCTGGTGGTGGTGGTGGTGGAATTTCTATTACGGCTGCTGCGGTCACATCAATAACAGGAACATACACAATTACTGTCGGAGCAATCGGCGCAGCTGGTGGAGCCTCCGGTGGAACGGGTGGAACTTCAAGTATCACTAGCCCATCCGCAGCAACAGTTGTTACCGCTAATGGTGGTGTGGGTTCAACTCAAGGGTTCCCTGCGGGAACCGCTGGTACGGGTGGAACTGGTTCAACATCAAATGGCACAACTGGAACGTCAACTAACAACAACAGTTGGACTGGTGGATTCGCAACATCGTTTACTGGCACGTCACTAACTTTTGGTCGAGGTGGAAACACGAATAGTGCTGGTGCTGGTGCATCAGGTGCAGCAAATACTGGTGATGGTGGAGTGGGCGGTGGTGGGTCAAATCCGTTTGCTGGTGGGTCGGGCGGTCTGGGTGTTGCGTACATGAAAATTTTGACAGCAGATGTTTCAAACATAAGCAGCACAACAGGTTCACCAACAACTTCGACAAGTGGTGCTTACACGATTTACAAGTGGGCTGGTTCGGGAACTGTGGTGATGAGCTGATGGCTACCTACGCGCAACTAGACGAAGCAAACATTGTTGTCAACATTGTTGTTGCCGATTCAGATTGGGTTGGTTTGACGGTTGGGGTTTGGGCTGAATACGACAATGCAGTTAATCCTGCATGGATTGGTTCAACATATAACTCTGAAACAAATATGTTTGAATGGTTTGATGAGGACACACAAACTTGGATGGTTATATATCCACCAGTTATTCCTGCCTCGTAGTCCCGCGATTTAACCTGTAAATCTTGTTTTGGTACACTTGCCGGGTACCGTCACGAAGGGTTTTATATGCGAAAAGTTAAGGCGTTCATTCATAACAATCCTGTCCGTGTTGCAGCGTTCATATCTTCGACTATTGCGCTGATTGTTGCCTTTGTTGTTCCTGATGTACCAACGGAACCTGCTATCGCGTTCGTGTTGTCGGCTTTGGGTTTGGGTGAGTTTGCTCAACGTGCTGAGGATAAGAAAACTGTTGAAGCGTTGTTTGCTGAAGTGCCTGAAATCGCTGAGTGATGGCGTTCGGTAGGAGGGTTCCCGTTGGCGGTTTGCCTGTGGCAAAGATGGTGTTGCCACAAGATTTGAAGGGTTGTGAGAACGGCAAACTCCCTAAGTCGTTGCTACGTCCTATCTCCCCGTCAGGCCAGATGCACCATTACGCGGCGACATCTTGGATGATGCTTCGTGGGCTTGCTGCGGAAGAGGGTTTAGATTTGGTGCATGTTGGCGACTACCGCCCTTATGCCCAGCAGGTCGCGTTGTTTATGTCGAGGATGAAACGGTTCCCTGACGCAAAGAAAAACGTGCAAGTCACTCGCATATTCAATGGCGAGAAATGGTTTCTGCATGTTGGCGCACCCGTCGCAACACCAGGCACCAGCAATCATGGGTGGGGTTTAGCCATTGATGCTGCACTCAAAACGAAGGCTGGTGTTGTCACAATTTCAACGAAACCTAAAACGGCTAAACGGTCTGGGCTGGATTTTTTGTTGGCTGAAGCACCAGCGTTGGGTTGGTCTTGGGAGCTGCAATCTGAGCCTTGGCATATCCGTTATGTTGCTGGTGATAAGACACCGGCACCGCTGAAGGTTCAGGCTTGATATGGATTGGGGCATCGTTATCGCCAGCCTTGTAACCGCTGTTGGCGGGGTGGTTACTACCCTTTTGTTGAAGGTGAAGAATGAGAACACTAAAGACCATGCAAGCGTGATGGAAATTCTGCGGAGCGTCGGTGGAAAAGTGGAGAGGATTGATAGTAAGTTGGATGCACATATCGATTGGCATCTTAAGGGGGCATCTAGTGGGGAAATTCCTGTCAGAAATAAAAGGGCAGCGAGCAGGTCAA